CGCCTTCTGTATTGTAAGATACTTTTACTTTAAAGAACTCACAAACTTCTTTTGTGATATTTCTTTCTTTAAAACCTCTTATTGGATATTCTTTAATTTCATCTATGGTTAATTTCTTTTGCTTATTATAGTTTACATCTTGATCCACATATACCTCACCTTCTACTTTTGGAAAGAATTGTTGGCATGAAAAACAAAAAGATGTACCGTCTTCATAAATTTGTCTGGCATCCGACGATCCACAATTTTTGTCTAAACATGGTTGATTTTTAACTATAATCTTCCCCATTATTTATCCTCAAAAAATCGGGCAAATGTGTGCAACCCGATTGCAGTAATAAACCAATCTATGGCAGAGCCAGTCTCATTAAAAATACTATATCCGCTAATAATTACAGCTGTGATATATGCACCGATTGCAGCGCCTCCTACAATTCCAAATGCAATATTTTTAAATACTTTTGATTTCATAATTTATCCCAATTGATTGTTTTTAATAATCTTCCTTTATGAAGATCTGTTATTTGTTCACTCACTTTCCAAGATATTTTTTCAATACGTTTATTGTACCAAATATCTTTTGTTGGAGCTTCAACATTACACAAAGACCATGTTTCTGCGTATGCCAAAGCTCCTTTAGTTTTATACTCTTCTAAACATATAAATTCAAACTCTTCTAAAGGTCTTACTTTAAAATGCTCAGCTAGTATCGGTGATGAAGATTTATATTTCTTCCAATTTGACTCTACACCTTTATTTAACTTGCCTGTACCACGATAAAGCTTTTTACCTAAATAGAACTTCTTTAAATATTTATCACGTATTATGTAAATAAAGCCAACACCATTGCCCATTTGTTTATTAAAATTCCAATGGCCATTTTGGTATTGAGGCAATATAATTGAACTTTTTGGTATATTAAATCTCTTTTCCATAATCTAAATCTCATAAATTAAACTCCTTTACCAGTGGCCATTCAGACACTCCAAAATAGTCGTTGATATTGTTTTGTAGATGAATCATTTTACCGTTAAATAATAAAGCTTCTTTCCATTGATCATCATAGGCTATCATATACTGCTCTATAACTACATCTTGAAATTCAATTTCTGTTTTACAATCTTTCAAAGCCTTTGCAGCCTTCACAGGCCCCATTCTAGGAATACCTGGAATATTATCTGTTGGATCTCCTTTCAGCAACTGTTCATAGTAATGCCGCATTGCTTCTTCTTCAGATACATCTTCTTCAGTTTCTTTCTTTGGATTATAGTGTCTCCCTGGAATACATTTTAAATCTTTATCGATAGAAACTACAATGTAATCAATTCCGTTTGCTATACACTCATTTGCCCAAATTCTTAATAAATCATCTGCTTCTCTTCCTGTAGCTTCAATTGCCAAGTCTTCATGAACAAGTAACTTTCTGAGTACAGGGACAAAAGCATTTTGTTTATCTGGATCTCTGTGCCTATTTTGTTTATATTCAGGGTATAATAATTCTCTAAAATTTCCTTCTCCTTTTACAGCCATTAAGAAATCATTTGTGTAAAATTTATCTAATAGCGCATAAAAGTCTTTTCTTACATTATCTAGAGACTCTCTTAAATATTTTGTATCTTCTTCTTTTGTATATTCTAAAGGAATACGTTTACCATTTTCATCAAGTTTTATGATTGAATTGCCGTTTTCATCTTTTTGAACTTTCGGCTCCCATCTGGCCTTACAAGCCATGTAGCATAAAACATCACCATCAATTAATAGCATCACCATTTTGTAAACACCCTAAAGATTTTGAAATACCAATATAAACTGCAGTTTGCATCTTCTTATGACTTTTAACCTTACTGTCAATTTCAATATTGATACCGGCCTCTTGACACATTTCAATTACGGCCATCAATTGTGCTAACTCAATATTAAGTTCTTCAATATTTGTTGTGGATCGTAAAGGCGGACTGTGATGTTCAGAGAATCTAAGTACTTTTGAAACTGCTTGAATTACTTCTGCTGCTTCTTCAGATAATAACGTTAATAAATATTCTTTATTATTCATAGTATCCTCTAATTTCTTCTTCAGTAATATGACCAGTTGTAATTAAAAACTTTAATGTAGCAGAATAGAGTCGTGCAGCAGGTTCTTTATAAGGTACAAACCTTTTATATGGAGTACTTACAGTACTGCAATATCTGCCTCTTTTTACTCTAAATATATTCACTGAATACTTTGTTGGTGAGCCTTCAAATTCTAATGTAATTGTGGAAACACGCCCATAATACCCTCTCATAATACTCACGATTGGTTTTCTTTGACTTTCAGAATTAAGCGCTTTAGGGCTAAGCTTTGGAAAGTTCAGTATTTCACGATAGGTATTGATATATTCTTTAGCTGCTTCTATATTCATTTATATTTCCTAATTAAATTAATATTACCTTCTTCACATTTACAACTTGTCAGAAGCTTTTCACACAATTCACATCTCTTCATCATGCCACCAATCCTAAAGCATTCTTACCTGCATTATGAAATTTTCTTGCTTCTGCAGTAACTTCTCCATGATATTGCTTTTTGAGCCATACAATCATTTTCTCTGGATCATTAGAAACTTCATCCCACCATTGTTGTACAGTTTTCATCTTAATCTCTCCGATAATTGTTGACAATATTTTGAGCAATAAAGTAGATTATTCCATTCTTGTGTAAAGCAATAGCTGCTTCCACAAATGATACATTTTCTACAGCTTAACAAAGTTTGTTTGGGCATTTTCTTTCACTTACTCTATAGTAAATTTCATATTTAACATCAGGAAATTTTGCTTGTAAAAAGTCTATTACTTGTTTAGCATGATTTCTATTTAAGAAATCTATTCCATCTACTTCATTATAAACGTTAAACGGAGATTCTCTTTTATCACTATAACCAATGACTCTAAATTTTTTATCTTTCGAAGATTGTGCAATACATAATGGAATTCTTTGTTCTTGTAGATTATCTAATCTTTCAAAAAAATTTGTTCCAGGGAGATTGTTTTCAAACAAATATACATCTTTAAAACCTATATCTTCTAAACTGGCAAACTCATAAGAATTATTTTTTTTTGTTAAATATTCTTGTCATATTACAGTCTTGATCTAAGTAGATTGCTGTATACATATTAACCTCTATAGTATGTGAAAGCGATTTGTCTTGTGAACCAGTGATATGAAACTATAACAATATTACCTGCGCCGTCAGTGGCTACATTGGGGAATAAAAAGAATAACCCACTACAATCACCGTATTCAATTTTAAATTTATTTTTAAATGTTTTTTGCCATATAACTTTCATCGTATATTACTCCTAATGTGTTTCGTACCAGTTATTACCAATCTTACCTTCGCCGTCCATGATCTCAATACCAAATAATTTTGGACCTTCTTTAAATGCGTTGGCACCAATCTCTTTAGCTCTTTCAGCGTGCTCAATAGGAACCATGAATTGCATCTCATCATGCATCATAATCAACGGCATATATGGAATATTCTCTTTTTCTAGATTATCCATTGCAACCATGATTGCAGCAGAACAAGTAGCTTTTTCACAAGATTGTAGCAAATACACCAAAAGCTTATGCAAGCTATCAACGTAAATGCGATTACCAGCAATAGAAGGGATATAGCCTTCTCCATACTGCTTTGTTTTGCCATATATCTTCTCAAGTTTTGTTGTTAGATCTTTAAAACCTGGAACTGCACTTACAAAGCCATTCTTTAATTTATTTCCTTTAGTTTTATCAAATACTCCAAAGACATAACTCCATAATTTATCACCTCCAGCACCGAATAAAAATGCATATAAGAACCTCTTAGCTTTAGATCTAGGCACTTCAAAATCTATTTTCATAGATTTTAATACAGATGTCAGCTTGTCCGCATCGTATTGGTGAATATCACCATTTAATAATGTATCGATAAAACCCTCATCCTTGAGATAATGTGCCAAGCCTCTTGCTTGGTTACCTGCAGAGTCACAACCGATGATAACCCATCCTGGCTTGGTTGTGAATAAGCTTCTCATTTCCTTGCCCCACTTGCTATCCACAGATGGAACGTTTACGATGATGCTATGTCTGGCTCGCATACTCGGCGTACCGATTGTCATACATTCACCGTGAAGCATTCCATTTTCATCTGTGTTTTCCAACCATGTTTTCAAGATACTGAGTCTTGAACTGGCAATAGAGTAATCGAGATAAAG